ATCAACAAACAGATGGAAACGAAAATAATTAATAATTTAGAAGGTCAAATAAGAGAGTTGACCAAAGATGTAGAAGAGACTAGAACAGTTACTTTTGTAGCTTCTACAAGTTCTGTAGATAGACATGGAACAGTAGTAAACCAAGATAATTGGAATATAGAAAAATTCAATGCTAATCCAATAGTGGGTTATCAGCATAATGTTTATGGTGGAGACGAAGCTAATCCAGACGACCAGTTAGGAACTGCTAAAGCATATAAGGAGGGTGATAATTTAATGGTAGATATTACTTTTGAACCAAAAGAAATCAATGAGAAAGCGGATAAAATATTTAGAAAGATTCAGCATGGCAGTTTAAGGGCTGTTAGTGTTGGGTTTATACCTTTATACGATGATAAGGGGTCTATAGGTAAAAATGTAGATGGAGCTTTTCATTATTTTGGACAGGAGCTTTTAGAGATAAGCGTGGTAAATATACCATCTAATCCAGAGGCTTTAAAGAGAAGTCTATTAGATGCTATCAAACCAGAAGAAGAAACTAAAAAAGAAGAAAAAAATACAAGCGTAAAATCCGTAAGAGAATTAGGCTTACTTTTGAAGAAGAAAACATTGAAGTAAATCAATTAAAAAAATCACGAGGTGAAGATGCCTTGTACTAAAATTATATTAACAACTCTTTTAGGAAAAAGGGTACAAAATTAAAAAGGATGAACACTGAAATCAAAAAATTAAACGATGAACGTGGAGAGATTGTAGAAAAAATGCAATCCATCTACGAAACTGCTCGTTCCGAAAATAGAGAGGTTACAGCAGAAGAGGAAACTCGCTTTGATGAGTTAAACCAAAAAGACTTAGCTTTAGAAAAAAAGATAGGTAATTTAAAAATCATATCTGAGAAGAAATTTGATGAGATTGAAAAAGTAGAGAAGATAGCGGAAAAAGCAAAAAAATCTGTTAATGAGATCGAAGACGAAAAAGAGATGGCTAAAAAATGCCTAAAATCTTATTTGTTAAGAGGTTTCGCAGGAATGACTGCTGAGGAAAAAGAATTTGCAACTAGAGCGCAAAGTACTACTACTGATTCTGAGGGTGGTTATACAGTACCTTTGTTTATGGGAGACAAGATTGTTGAGTCTTTAAAGCAATATGGAGGTATGCGATCTGTTTGTGATATTATCACAACAAGTTCAGGTGCAACAATTGAATATCCTACTAACAACGACACAACTAATACTGGAGCATGGTTGGCTGAAGGGTCTGCTGCTGCCGAACAAGATTTAGTTTTTGGACAGAAATTAGTTGAAGCATGGACAGCATCATCTAAGTATATTAGAGTAAATGCTCAATTACTTCAAGATTCAGCTTTTGATATTGAAGCATTTTTAGTTAAGCAATTATCAACTAGATTAGGAAGAATAGCAAACACTGGTTATACAACTGGTTCTGGTTCTTCGCAGCCACATGGTATTGTTGATGATGCAGAACTTGGAAAGGCTGCTGCTGCGGTTGCTGCTACTACTTTTAGTGAGCTATTAGACCTTAAGCACTCAGTAGATAGAGACTACAGAATGAACGGGTCTTGGATGTTTAACGATAACACGTTAGTAGCACTTAAAAAAGTAGCTATTGCATCAGCAAACCAATCATTATGGCAACCGGGTATTATCGGAAGCGAACCAGCTACAATAGATGGTGATCCTTACACTGTAAACAATGATATGCCTGACATGGCTGCTGGTAATCATGCGATTCTTTATGGAGACTTTAAGCGTTATTTAATTAGAGATGCTCAAGGAATTAACATAAGACGTTCAGAGCATATTTACTTCTTAAACAACCAAGTAACATTCTTGGGTGAAATGAGAACAGACGGTATTTTATTAGATACTGCTGCTGTTAAGCACATGAGAATGTCTAACACATAATAGTTAAACAATAAATTAACGATGAGTGGGGGTGGTGAGTGATTTGCTACCCCTATTTATTTAAAACAAAAAAAGATGAAAGTAGTATTTTTAGAGCCAATGGCAGGAAGAGATGAACTCTATGTAACTAATGAGGTTTATGATTTACCAAACGCAAAAGCAAAGAAATTAATTGATGGAGGTATTTGTATAGAACACTCGGAAGATGTTAAGGAAGTTATAAAAGTTAAACAGGCGGTAATAGGAAAGAACGCTAAAGTAAGTAAGAAAAAAACAGCACCTAAGAAAAAATGAGTAGTTGGCAAATAACATCAGAACCAGCAACAGAGCCAATAACAACGGCACAGGCTAAAGAGCATTTACGTGTAGATGTAAGCGATGAAGATGATTATATTGATTTGCTTATAACTGCTGCTCGTAGATTTTGCGAGGCTTATACTAACAGGGTTTTTATTACACAAACATGGAGACAGAATGAGAATGAATTTACTAATCCTATTCCATTAATGGTAAATCCTGTAATAAGTTTAACATCTTTAAAATATTATGATACTGACGGCACACAGCAAACATTGACGGATGATCCAACTAATTTCCAAAAGGATTTTAATAGTGATACTGCTGCAATATATGAAGGCACAACAAACGCTTTTCCAGCTATTTCAGCAACCATAATTAATCCTATTGAGATAATAACAGTATGTGGATATGGTGCTGCGAGTGACGTGCCAGAAGATATTAAGCACGCTATAAAGATAATGATTAGTTACTTCTATGAAAATAGAGAAATGATCAATGTACCTATAGCTAGTATAGCCACACAAATACCAGTTCCTACGGCGGTTTATTCTTTGTTAAATCGTTACAGAGTAAATGTCTTTGCCTAAGATAGTCATATTACTGCCAATATGGAAGAGAAAGGATATAACTCTTTTGTGTTTTAGTAATTTAAAGAAATTAAAAGAGGCTTACAACATTGAAGTGCTTTGTGTAGTTAGTGAGGTTTGGGCTAAAATGGAGGCTTTTAATCATGGTTTTAAATGGGTGGAAGCACCTAATGATGATCTAGGTAAAAAAATGAATATAGGTATAGATAAAGCCCTAACAATGGATTTTGATTACCTTATGAATTTAGGTAGCGACGACATAATAAATGAAAGGCTTTTTGATATTTACAAACCTTACATGGAGAAAAAACACCCCATGTTTGGCATAACAAAAGTTACGTTTATAGATAGTGAAGAAAAGGAGGCTAAGACTTGTGATTATCAAATTATGATAGGAGCAGGAAGATGTATCAGAAGGGATGTTTTGGAGCAATATGGAGTAAAAAGAGGCAAGTCTATAATGTATGATGAAGGAATTGATAAGGGCTTGGATATGAATAGCATGAAAAAGTTTAAATGCTCTATGACAGAAATAGATACTGATTTTAATATGATTTGGGATATAAAAGGTGCAGATAATATATGGGCCTATAAAAATATAGGCGGTGATTTTATTAACTTTGATACAGCAGTAAAAGATTTAGATAGTGAAACAATTGATAAAATATTAGAATTGTGAGAGGCGGAAAACTAGATAGACGTATAATCATACAGCAAAAGACGGAGAGCACAGATTCTTATGGTCAAAGAACACTAACATGGGCCACGTATTCAACTGTATGGGCTAACACTATGGAGATGTTAGGAAAGGAAGATGATGATAGTAATAACAGAAGTACTAAAAGAGAAGTGCAATTTAGAATTCGTTATAATTCCAATTTCACTAATGAAATGCGTGTTATATGGGAAAGCGAATACTATAAAATAGAAGACATAAAAGAGTTGGGTAGAAGAGATGGAATGATACTAAAAACAATGTTGTTAACTCAAACGTAATGGCAAAGAAAGGTGTAAATATAACGCTTAGAAACTTCAGAGAGCTTGATGCTATATTAGCTTCTTCATTTCGTAAAAGAGATGCTGGTAAAGTGTTGTACAGGTCATTGAATGATGGGGCTAGGATTGTTCGTAAGTCAGTTAGGCAAAAAACACCAGTAAGTAAAGGGGAAAAAACAGCAGGAGGAGGTCGTCAAGTGCAACCAAACGGAACACTAAGAAGATCAGTTAAGAATGGATTAAGGAGAAAGGGATATGGTAAAGACCCTAATTTATTTGCGGCAGCAGTATTTACCGATAGGGATTTTACTTACGGAAAAACTGATGGTTGGTACGCTCATTTTATTGAATTTGGTACAAAAAAAGGAATAAAAGCTAATCCATTCATGGATAAGGGATTTTCTGAATCTGCTAAGAAAGCTGAGATGAAAATTAAATTAAGTATCTGGAAGAGAACTAAAGATTTACAACGACAAATTAATATGTTGAAATGATAGGAGATGTAATATATACATTATTAAGTAATGATGCTGATGTATCTGCATTAGTATCAACACGTATTTATCCATCTCTAGCTATAGAAAACGTAGTTTATCCCTATATAGTATATGAAACTACTGGAAATGAGCCTACAGACGATAAGGATGGCAAAAGTTCTATAGACACACTTGATTATGATATAGAGATTTATACAGAAACTTTAGACCAATTAAACGATTTATCCACTAAAGTTAGAAATGTATTAGATAGATATTCTGGTACTGTTTCAGGTAAGCAGATTCAATCTATGCAATATACAGCCGATAATACTGGTTATTCTGACGATAACAGGGTGTATTTAAAAATGCAGAATTACGACATAAGGTATTTTACCATATACAATACCCTTAGCCGTGTTACTGATTTGGCTGTAAGCTCGAATAGTCCCACTTCAATATCTCTGTCGTGGTCAGATGTAGCTACTGGTGAAACAGGTTACGAAGTATGGAGAAGTACTAATTTTATAGAATGGACACTAATAACCACTACGGCAGCTGACGCAACATCTTATACTAACTCTGGCCTTTCAAATAACGTCTCTTATGCATATAAAATAAGACCAACAGACGGGACAGACGGAGGTGAATGGAGTAATGTGGTTATAGGGAATACAGAGAGTTCAGGAGCGAGCGGAATAGCTTATAAGAGACCAACATTAACAGGTCAAATTACATCTTATAGAACTGGGGATGATGGTTGGCACTTAGCTAATGGTACTTACGATTATACACCACCATCAAATCCTGTTAGTTATGCGCAATTAGATACAACTGACCCTTCACCTTTTATAACATTAATAAGTAATAATGCATTTGGAAACAAAAACAGATTTACAGATGAATTAGGAACTCAAATATACAGTGCTGGGTTGGTAATAGATCATTTAACAGGTTTGATGTGGAGAAAATCAGATGTAACCGATGGTGGTAATTGGGATGATAGTATTGATAATGCTCACGGGTTAAGTTTTGGCGGTTATAGTGATTGGAGAATGTCAAATATAAATGAATTTTTAAGTATATCTGATTTTTCAATATCTAATAATCTATTAGACTATGCGCCGTTTAATAACAATACAAATGCATTATATTACACATCAACAACTTATGCAAAAAACACAGTAAGATTTAAAAGAATTACGCCTAACGTATCAGTGGTTAGCGATAATAATAAAACAGATGCAGGACGAAGCATGTATGTATGCAGAAACTTTTACACATAAACTATGAAAGCAAATACAAAAATAACGTTTGAAGATGGTTTGGAATTAAATAAGCCAACAATGACAATAGAGAATGTTATTTATAATTGGTTAAAAAACACGGTATTAATAGAATGTATTTTTAAAGAAGAAAACGCCCTATATAATCATTCAAGAAATTTTCAATTTGATACTAAAGGAAAAGAATTAACA